CGTGATTCAGATTTATTTGATATGGGATTATCTTTGGATGATTATGATATGTTTGCAGATCAAACAAGTATAGGAGAGCCGGGAGAAGGATATGAGTTTGTAGATCAAGATTTTAAAGGATATATACATACTGGAGATGATCCATATGGTGTTAAAGGCACTATAGAAAAATATGGAGAGCCGCTTGATAGCAGATATAAAGATGTAGAAGATTTAAATATGCCTAGATATACAAAACCAACATCTTCTTATTTTACAACGAAAAATATAGATATTACTCCTCCAGCAGCAAAAGGATACACACCATTAGATAATAGATTTAGTCTATTTGATAAAGCAACAAATCTTGTAACTACAAAATTTGATAAGGCTTGGAATACAATACAGAATCCTTTTGCCGATCCTAAATCTACGGCTCAACTTAGCCTTTCAGCAGCAGGATTTTTAGGAGTACCTTATACAACGCCTATATCTATGGGGTTAGAAGTACTAAATATTATGATGAGTGAGGGAATGGGCCAGATAGGTCGAACAGGTATGGATATGAACGAATATTGGAATCCCGGTAGTTCTAGTCTTGGACCAGCTACTATGACTTCTGTGCATGGTTTTAATTCGGACGGTATAGCTGTAGATATAGATGGTAACCCTGTTGGAGAATATAACCCTAACGATCCAACAAGGCATGGTTTACAAATGTTTGGTTTTCCAACTAAAGCTGGAATAGAAGCTGAAAACAGAGCAAATCAGAAGGGTCAAACTGTAGTTAGTATTCCAGATTCTGGTGGACCAACACAAGATGATACTGGTGGTGGTTTAGGATCAGGTGATGATATAGGAGATGTGACAGACGAAACTTCTGGAGATGTTGCAGGTATTTAAATTTTAAAGGAACAACTTACAATGGGACTATATACAAAAGATTTTGATCTAAAACAAGAAGGCGGTCCAGTAGAGGGCGGTTTTGCAGAAAGTCCAGAGATGGCAAGTTTAGGTATGGTTAACGAACCAGAAGCTATGCCACCACAAGAAGGAGGTGTTGAATCAGTAGCTGACGATATACCACAAGAAGCGAATGAAGGTGACTACGTTCTACCGTACGAAACAGTCCTCCTATACGGTTTAAACCAGCTTAACCGTTACGCAAAGGAAGCCATAGAGTTAGCACAAAAAAATAAAGTCGATCTATCTGCTTCTAAAATTGATCCTGAAGATGATGTTCCAATTAAAATTAGTAACTATGAGTACGTTATCCCTAAAGGTCTTGTACCGTTTTTTGGCGGTGGACAAAAATACTTAGATAAAATACGTGAAGAAGGTGTAGCATTTAGAGAAGAATTAGCAAAACGTGGAGAAAGTGACGCTGCTAGTCAACAGGAAGCTGCTGCACCAATGGGTGGTGAAAGTTTTCTAGATGCCCCAACTATGGAAGCACCTCCTGAGATGCCAATGGCAGAAGGTGAAATGATGCCACCAATAATGCCTCCACCTGAAGGAGCTATGCCTTCTCCACCACCAGATGCTATGGCTGCTGCACCGATGGAGCCTATGCCGCCTATGATGCAGAAAGGTGGATTTGTGTTATCAAAAGATCAGGATGCAGAAATATTAGAACAAGATAAACCAGAAAGTGCAGAATCTAAACGTATGCAGACACAACAACCTGCAATGGTGACACCAGATGGTAAAAAGATACAACAAGGACTAGCTGCACCAATGGGGTATGCTAACGGTGGGGACATTATGAAAGGTTTAGGTTTTGCTATGCAAGATGTTACTCCTGCAAATGTAGACGCTTACTTACAAAATGCAAAAGATGCAACTAACATGCTTACAGGTATGCAAAAAGCTTTTGTAGAAAAACAACGAACAGACGAGCGTTTAACATGATGCCTTCAGATAAATTTATAGACTACCTTAAATACGTTGAGAACGGTGGTAAGATTGGTTGGGATGAAGATAAACAACTTTGGTTTCCCCATCGTTCACCAGAAGGTGGTAATGATACAATAGCATATGGACATAAACTGCGTGATGCTGAAGTAGAACAAGCTAACAAAGGACTTACTGACGGTGAAGTAGAAGAATTACTTATTGAAGATTTAGACTATGCTACAAGTGGAGCTAAAGCAATATTGTCTACACACTTTAACGAGGACTTTGACGCACTATCAGAAAATAGCCAAGAAATGCTAATTGACTTTGCTTACAACTTAGGAAGTTACGGACTAAAAAGTTTTCCTAAGTTTGTTGGAGCAATATGCAATAATGACATTGATACAATGTGTGCTGAATACAAAAGATATTATACTGATGGATTCGGTGCTAAAAAAGAATTGAAACAACGTAATGAGGAATTCTATCAGTTGTTTCTAGCGTAGACAGCTACCTGCGTATAGCGGCCCTGTCTTATAACACACCTACCGATGGCAACCTGCACACAGTGCAGCCCCAATAGAAGGAGAGGTAACTATGGTTGAAGAAACTTTAAACGAGGAGAACGAAACAGAACTAGAGCCTACCCCATATCAGAATAGTTATAGGCAAAATCTAGAAGAACCTACGTTCAATGAAGAAGAGGAAGCAGAAATAGACGACCCTGTAGAAGCTACTCGTCAACAACTTGCTAAATCTGAAGGACTAGTTTCTAAGAAAGGTACAGAACAGACTCACGACTTTAAAAAGCGTTATGATGATTTAAAACGTCATTATGACACTAAGTTAAACGAGTGGAAACAAGAAAAAGAACTGCTGCAAGCTAAGTTTTCTGTAGAGGCAAAAAAACATGATATAAAAGAGTTGCCCAAGACTGAAGAAGAGTTGACAGAGTTTAAAGAAAAGTATCCAGACGTTTACGATGTTGTAGAGACTATTTCTACCCTTCAAGCTAATGAACGAGTACGAGATATTGAGGATAAATTACATAATTTGCGTATTAAGGAACAGGAAGCCGTTGTGCAAACTGCAGCCAAGCAACTTATGAACTTTCATCCTGATTTTGAAGTACTCAAGGAAAGTGATGTATTTCTTAGTTGGCTTGATGAACAACCGCCTAGTATTTCTGACGGTATATACAAGAATAATACTGATGTAAAATGGGCCGCTAGAGTTATTGATTTGTTTAAGGCAGACAACAACATCAAAACGCCTAAGACTCGTAATAAGTCAAACTCAACTAAAAGAGCAAAACCTAACGCATCAAGAAATGATGCAGCGCAAGCTGTAACAAAGACTAACACTAAAATGTCTTTAGAACAATTTCAAGATGATAAAAAGGTTTGGTCTATTAGCGAAATATCACGACTTAAACCTTGGGAATATGAAAAAGTCGAGAAAGAAATCGACAGAGCAGTTCGTGAGGGAAGAGTTGTGGATTCCGTAGAGTAAGACAGCAATCGTCTATGATATAAAAGGAGAATTATCATGGCTTTTACTACTGCTGCAGGGTATGGCAATCTACCGTCAGGTAATTTCGTACCCGTTATTTACTCCCAAAAAGTCCTCAAATTCTTTCGCCGTGCTTCGGTAGCGGAAGCTATCACCAACACCGACTACGCTGGAGAAATTGAGAACTTCGGGGATACTGTTAATATCATTAAAGAACCAACCATTACGGTTAATGCTTACCAACGTGGTAGCACCGTAAATACTGAAGCTCTGGCAGATGACCAGATTCAGTTGGTGGTTGACCAAGGCAACTACTTTGCCTTTAAGGTCGATGATATTGAGGAACGTCATAGTCACCTAAATTTTGAGGCACTTGCTACCTCTTCAGGAGCATATACTCTCAAGAAAGCGTATGACTATAATGTTTTGAAAGAGATTGCAGATAACGCTGCAACTCCTTCAGGCACTCTACAGACGCAAACAACTTCTGCTAATACTGGTGATGAAATAGCTGATCTGGTAGCACAAGCTGCAGCGGAACTAGATAAGAATGATGTTCCAGAAGAAAATCGTTGGCTAGTAGCAGCCCCCGGTTTTTATGAAGTGCTTCGTAGTGCATCTTCTAAAATTATGGACATGTCAATCACAGGTGGTGGACAGTCACCATTGCTAAACGGCAAAGTAACAAGTCAACAGCTTCACGGCTTTGACCTGTATCAGTCTAATGCAATCGGTGTCGGTACTACTGGCTCTGCTGCAACGCATGTCTTCAACGACTCCGCAACCTCTGGACATACCTTGATCCTGTTTGGTCATATGTCGGCAGTAGTTACTGCTTCTCATATTGCTAAAACAGAAGTCATTCGTGATCCTAATAGTTTTGCTGACATTGTACGTGGACTTCACGTATTTGGACGTAAAGTTATTCGTGGATCAGGCACTGGCTACAAAGGCGTATTCAAAGGCTTGATGGACTTGGATAGTTAAAGGGAGGAATGAACAATGGCTACTTATAATCGTACTGTTACAGGCGGTGGCACTGTTGGACATCCTTCTAATGCTGCTGTTCCTTATGTCGTCACTTCTCCTGTATGGGATACTGCTGACGGCGGTACTGGTGGAGATATCGTTCAACTGATTGATGTTCCTGCTGATACCATGATTGTTGCTGGTTGTCTAGAAGTTCTAGAAGCTAGAGGCAATGGTCAGATTACTATGGACATTGGATTTACTGGTGGTG